TATGGTAGCTTCCATGAGTGGAGGAGCATACCTCGGCTACAAATATGTAACATCTGAAAATTTTAAGTCTCAAGTTATGAACGAGATCCTTGGTAATGTTCAAGGTATGATGCCAAAAATATTAGATAAGGGCTTACCTAAAATGACAGGTCCATCAATGCCGATTATCAAATGAAATGTTATTGGTGCGATACAGAATTGATATGGGGTGGAGATATTGATATAGATGAGTCTATGCCAACTTATCCTGAGTTTTCGGTGATGACTAATTTATCTTGTCCTAAATGCTTTGCAGAAGTAGAGATATTGAAAAAAAGAGATGCCTTCGATTGAAATACCTCGTTTTAAGATAAATGAGATTCAAATACACGAAATACCAATCTGGAACTTTAATAATCCAGTAGTAAATTATATAAATAAACCTATAGTTGATATTCCAGGTTGTGTAAGAGTACATAGAAATAATCTAACTAGCCTTATTGATAACCCTGAAGATGAATATGGAACTTATACAGAATGTGGTAATTTCAGTATTCCTAGTTTTGAACCTTTGGAGTATAACCCCAACGAATTTAAATATACGCAAGCCGAAACCTCCAATCAAGCAGAAGAGTTTGTACCAGAAACAGTAGAACCACCAAAATACGAACCAAAAAAGAAAAAGGATGAGCAATTATTTGTTGCTTGTCCTGGGCCAAATGACCAAAGAGTAGGCGATTATCGTAACGAATTTAAACTGGAACGTGTTATAGGCCATGAAAGAAGCGAAGATGGTAGTAAATGTATAACGCTTTATGAAAACGTTAAATTCATCGAGCAATACATACCGAATCCTCCACAGCTTGTTAGCACTGCTGTTATTGCTACTGTTGCTGCCTCTACTCCACTACTGCTTAATATTGTCAAACCTCTAATAAAAAATTTATTTAAAAAGCTAACTAAAAAGAAAGATGATAAAAAGTAACATTGTTACGGAACGAAAACAAAGTTAAAGTGACGTCAATTTCATGCTAGATTAACAGAGCAATCAATAATTTCATTTTTATGAAACACAAATTCCAAAACAGAACTGAAAACACTCTTGAAAAAGATGACAGGATGTATTTTCGTTTCGATCAATTTGACAGAGAAATCTCTATTGATTTTCATTCTAGAAATGATGTATCAAGCTATTCAATGCCTCTTGATAAATTTATTAGTTCATTACAAACATCTATTGAAGAATTTGATAAAACTGAGCTAGAGGTAATGAAAATGATAGCTGCTGTCTTGTTTGGTCAAATTAAAAAGATTGAAAGTAAAACTAAAGAAAAAGTTACTATCTAATTATGAAAACAAATTTACTTATTAATAATCTGGTTAAAATTGAAAGAAACCAAGATTATTCAGATGTCAAAATTAGTATTGAAACTATAGACAAAAGAAAAGCCTTAGAGTATCTAGATAAGAATTTCAAATTTAATAGAACTATTACAAGAAAATCTATTGAAAATTATGCCAATCAAATGAGGAATGGAGATTGGGTCTTATCTTGGGATGCTATAGCTTTTAATACAAAAGGCGAACTTATTAATGGTCAACATCGTTTAAGTGGCCTTGTCGAGGCTAATGCAAACTGTGAATTTTTTGTTATTAGAGATTTACCTCATAAAACGGCACAATATTCTGATAATGGTAGAAAACGAACTCAATCAGAACGTATTACTATTGCTGGTACTCCCATGCACTCAAAGTCCTGTAGTGCTATAAAAAATGCTTTTACAGATTTTAAAGGTAAAGGATTAGGTCAAGCCTTGTATGCTCATACACGATTTGATTCTGATATTGCAAAAATTTATAAAAGACATAGTAAGTTTTTTGAACTTCTAGAAGATAGAGGTTATGTTAAAAACAAACAAGCTACTGTGTTTTTGATTTCAGCAGCCTTTAAAATTTTCTTAGAACTTACAAATCCAGAACATAAGCATAGTTGGGAAGAGGCTTTTAACAGAGCTACATTCTTTATGCAGCTTGTTTATCATGGTTATTCAGATGAATACATGATAGATAATGAAACTGATTTATCGCCATTAAAGTTAAAAGAATTTTTAGAGACTCGAAAATCTAGAAATTTAAGCACAGCAGATATGAAAACTTTTAAAGCTTATATAATTACAGCACATCAATTTATGTTGTATAAGGTAAATAAAGTTTTAAGGGTTGATAGACAACATACTATAGATCCATTTCCGTCTGTAGATACTTATAAAGCGACAAATGACCTTTGTAAATCTCATATAGATTAAATGGCTTTATAATTCAATTAACAACTAATCAACAATGAATCAGAATCTTCAACGATTATCAGTACAGATTACAAAACATCAATATAATTTATTGAAGCATCACACTAAACCAGGTACTTCTATCTCTTCTCTTGTAAGAGATGCTCTTGATGATTTCTTTAGTGAAGCGGACCAAATTCTTGGCGAACAAGCTATTGAAAATGTTAAATATGAAGAGTATGAAAAATACATGGCTGCACAGCAAGCAGCAGGTATTAAAGAACCAGTAGTAGCTGATGCAAGTTCTATTTTCTGATTTACTGCTATACTAAATGTGATTCATTTAAGAATCCCATTGCAACACAAGAAATAGGTAAGATGTTTGGAAAGGTCTTACCTATTTTTTTTTGTTTTGTTGTAAAATAATAAAACCTTATTCAACATGGCAAAGGATAGGGTGTCTAGGTAGGCAAGTTAATACCCGTGCTTGTCTACTGTCCAATTTTTAGTTCGTGAGTGTGCGGTATAACTTGATTTGGAGGCGGTTGAACAACGACTCCTTCGCATAATTTTGCAAAGTTACTTTTAGGATCAAAATAAATTCCCTTCAAATATAATTCTCCGCAATTTTTTAATCTTGCGATTTCATAGTTGAGCAACTTTGCATTTAATTCTTGTTTCTGTAAATTTATTTGTGTGTTAGCTGCGTCAAGGCAAGAGTCTTGAAATCTTTTATCTAGTGGAATATTAAACGTAAGTGCAACCCCAAAGTTAAGTCCTAGAGAATCCTTGTTGCCACTATAGTTTTCTTGATAATAAAGAATATTTCCTGGATTATCTGGCACGTTGTCATTATTAGTGTCTGTATTGTCGTAAACAGGCGTATGATAGATGTAATCTTGAGGCCGTCTTTGGTTAAATGTTGTAGTAACAAAAGGGCTAATACCCATCTGTGGTCCAGAGCAAACTATACCACCTCCATACTGATTTTCTACCATTGGGCCACCTAAAACTTGAGTTGCAAAGTTAGACACTGAAGATGATGACTGTGCCACGGGTGCAGCCGTATTGCTGGTATTAGCAAATACTGGATTGCTTATAAGACTTATTGCGAGAAGATAGTTGTGGTATCTGTGACGCTTGTGCTTTCTATGGTTCGGGTTATATCTGTTACGGATTCCATTCCAGGTGCTTGATAGACCTCTGTAAATTGAAAAGCATCTCCCTGATTTGTTTGAGTCCAATTTGGTCTTTGATCTAGATTTAATCCCTGCCATGTATGAGTAGTTCCGTTTATAGTTTCGCTAACAGTGGTAGCTGCTGGAGATATAGAAGATCCATCATGTTGTATTCCCGATCCTGTAACTGAATAAAGAAACCCAGAATTATACTCTGTTGTTCGTATAGATTCTGTAATAATTGTGGAAGTTTCGGTTCGACTTGTGGAACTTCCCTGCGTAAAATTAGGTATAACTGGCACAGCGTAACAAGGAGCAGATATAACAAAGCCAAGAAGAAGTAGCCTCCTCATTCGATAGTAAGATCAACAACAAACTGACCTGTTATCACGATACCTGTTCCAGTTCCAGGTGTCATTGTAATATTGTGATTATCTAGTGCTACTGCTGCTGTTCCTACAGCACCCGCACTTGTAGATGTAAGATCACTAAAGTTTGGTACAGTACCCACTGTAACTGCACTACCTGGTGTAGCATCTCCTTCTAAATAGCTAGTAGAGAAACTAAATGCTTCTCCGCTAGTTGCTTGCGTTGCGGAAGGAAAAGTTACTGCTGGTACGCCATTAGTCACAGAGCCAAAACCACCAATGGTAGCTGCTGAGTTAGAATCTACTGTTGTTACATTATTACCTGAGATACTATATGACGATCCAATTTTATCAGCCGTACTAGCTGCTGAGAGAGATTCAAACTTTACGCTAGAAGATATGTTGTGGGTCATGTCCGCATAAGCTGGTGCGGATAGCATAAATAAAAAAGGAAGTAGTTTTTTCATTTGATACCTACTTTAGAGTTCTTGTTATCTACTATAGTATCTTTTTTCTTCTTTATCTGAAAACCTAGTGAAGCTGTGGAAGCTGAAAAAATACTTGCAATAAATGTTGGGTCAAAATCTACTATTTTCTTACCAGAAGGTGGTTCATAGTATGAAAGGGATAAAAGTGTTGCCGACCACAAAAGTACGCAAACTTTCACGATAGTTTCAACTTTACT